GACAATGGTGGGTACTGCTTTTCTTGCGGTTTCCACCAGAAAGGCTCTAGTGACACCAATCTGCAACCAACAAAGGTGCGGCGGATGGTGAACTACACAGGTGACTTTGCTCGACTGTCTAAGCGCAAGATTACAGAGAAAACCTGTCGAAAGTTCAACGTCAGACAAGAGGGACCGGCACTCCGGTTCCCTTATTACTCTGATGGACAGATCGTTGCCTATAAAGAGCGCGATCCATCAAAGAACTTTAGTTGGGTTGGTAAGAATGAAGGGCACCAGCTCTTCGGCCAGCACTTGTTTGGTAGCGGTAAGACTATCGTTGTCGTCGAGGGCGAAATCGATGCGCTCGCATTTTATCAGTGCAGAGATTCTTGGCCTGTAGTTTCTCTTCCTAATGGTGCTCAAGGAGCCCGCAAAGCTCTTCAATATCAACTCAAATATCTGCTCCAATTTGAGGAGATAATCCTCTGCTTTGATAACGATGAACCCGGCCAGAAGGCCGTCCAAGATTGTATTGACCTATTCCCACCTGATCGTGTTTTTATAGGCACTGTAGGCGGCCACAAGGATGCCTCAGACGCATTAGTGGCAGGGGATCAGGAAGCAATACGCCAAGCCGTTTACAAAAAGAGGCCTTATGTCCCTTCTTCTCTTATCGATGGACGTGATCTATTCGAGCTCGTTAGTTCACCGCTGCGAGGTCGCGATTGTGATTATCCTTTCGCTGGTCTTAATGATGTCTGTGGCGGCCTTAGGCGTAGCGAGCTTGTCACTGTCTGCTCAGGATCCGGCTGCGGAAAGAGCACCATCTGCGGGGAAATTGCAGTAAGCCTTATTAAACAAGGCGAAAAGGTTGGCTACATAGCACTCGAAGAGAGTGTCAAAAGAACAGGTCTTCGTCTTATGACGGTGGCTGCTAACAAACCCCTACACCTAAACAATGAAATCCCTGAAGAAGATTTTAAGAGTGCATACGATGATACTCTTGGATCTGGTCACGTTTTTCTACGGGATGGTTTTGGGAGTTGTGATTCCGATGTTCTACTTAATGACATTCGGTACCTAGTTAAAACAAACGGGGTTCACTGGATCGTTCTTGATCACCTCTCGATCCTGATCTCAGGTAATGAGAACATGGATGAACGTAAAACCTTGGACTTGGTAATGACCAAGTTGAGATCATTCTGTGAGGAATGTAATGTGGGGATGATATTGGTCTCTCACCTTCGCCGTGCTCAGGGTGATAAAGGACCAGAGGATGGCACCCAGATCTCCCTGCAGATGCTTAGGGGTAGTCATTCCATAGTTCAACTATCAGATTTTGTAATCAGTTTACAGAGAAACATAAGTGCAGGCGATAATCGGGCTGATCTGGTGGTGTTGAAGAACAGGCACACCGGTCGGACAGGCCCAGCCGGGCAGCTCAACTACAGCCCAGAAACAGGACGACTACAGGAAACGCTTGAGTTCTCAAACGATTCCACTACGCCTACCGACTACACCGACTTTTGAAAATCGCTATCGAAATGACTACAGCAAACCACGCATGTCTATTCACCACCGCGAATTGTATTCCATGCACGCAGACAAAAGAATTTGTACAAGAGGTGATTGAGTCGGACAACGACTTAGAAAACTACCTCTCTGTGATGGATAGACACAACCACACATCTTTAGTTGAGTCGTATGACTTAGCTATCTATCCAGTTCTTTTAATTGTTGGCCCCAATGGGGTGGAACTGGATCGAGTTACAGGTGGTACTCAAATCCGCGCCAACTTGAAAGGGATTCTCATTGCACTACGAGCCAATGCCAGATGAGATTAGCTTTCGACATCGAAACAGATGGTCTTCTTAAAGACCTGACAAAAATCCACTGTATTGCTGCCCAAGACCTAGACACTAATGAGAAACATTTTTGGTTCAACGGTGATGTCAAAGAAGGCCTGGACTTTCTGCTCACTGCAGATCAATTATGGGGGCACAACCTGCTTGGATTTGACTATGAAGCTATCCGAAAAATCTACCCCACTTGGTCCTATAAAGGGACGACTTATGACACTCTCATTCTCTCCCGACTCTTTTTCACGGACATCTTGGACCGTGACTTCCGTTCGCGCCCAGCTAACATGCCCGCCAACTTATATGGGCGTCACTCACTGGAGTCGTGGGGGCATCGTCTCAACGTTCACAAGTCGGAATTTGGGAAGAGCCTTGATGGGGATTGGTCAGTATATACCCCTGAGATGGGTCTTTATTGCCAACAGGATGTTGTTGTCAGTTGTGCAGTTGCTGCAATGTTTGAGCCCAAGCTCGAACTATATAAGAATTGCATTGACACCGAGCACCGTGTTGCCCACATCATGGCCTGGCAAGAACGAGAGGGTTGGCCTTTCGATGTAGATAAGGCACACCAACTTGAGTGTCGCTTACGGACTGAGCTCGACGCACTCTCAGACGAGATGCGAAACACCTTTCTCTTTGTTAATGGAGGATTGTTCACACCCAAACGCAATAACTCAACACAGGGTTACCACGCGGGTAGTGCAATGTGTAAATTAAAAGAGTTTAGTCCTACAAGCAGAGATCACATTGCTTTTGCTTTTGAAACCTTTAGGGGCTGGGAACCAACAGAAAGAACAGCATCAGGTAGAGCCAAGATTGACGACACGGTCCTACGTGAAGTCGGCACAGAAGAGGCTCTTAAGTTTGCTCGTATCCTCGAACTTCAGAAACACCTAGGCCAATTGTCAGACGGCAAGAATGCTTGGCTGAAGAAAGAGAGGAAAGGTAAGATTCATCATTCATGCTTCCTCAACACAAATACCGGCAGAAATTGCCATGTTGGGCCAAATTTGGCGCAGACCCCGTCTGCCCATGATTATCGTGAATTGTTTTACCCAGGCAAGGACAGAGTACAGGTCGGGTGTGATGCTTCTGGCCTCGAACTTCGCTGCTTAGGGCACATATTGGCACCCTTTGATGGGGGCAAATTTGCCAAAGAAGTTGTTGAAGGTGACATCCACACCGCACTAGCAAAGATCTACAAAACCTCTAGATCTGCTGGGAAGTCGACAACGTATTGCCTAATTTACGGTGGCGGGGATATGAAGTTAGGCCTGACATCTGGGGCACCTAAAAGCAAAGCAATTGCTAAAGGTAAAGAGATCCGTAAACGTATTATGGATGACCTTGATGGGTTTGCAGAGCTAAACAAAGCAATCCAAATGAGAGCTGAGACTGATGTACTTAAAGGTCTTGATGGTCGTCCTATACGGCTTCAAGGTAAACGTCATGCGGCTTTAAATTACTGCCTCCAATCCATGGGGGCGGTTTTGTGCAAGCTTTGGCTAATACGAATAAACGAAATGCTCCAGGAAGCTGGCATCGATTACACCCAATTAGGTTTTATCCACGACGAGGTTCAGCTATCCGTTGCACCTAGCCAAGCACAGCAAGCCGGAGAAATAACAACTATGGCAATGAAAGACGTTGAACACGCAATTAAATTTAGATGTGCTCTCGACTCTGAGTTCAAAATCGGAGCTACTTGGGCAGACTGTCACTAAACAATGTCAAATATGCAAAGAGAACAAACCTCTTATTGGATTCCCTGATCAACCTCGTAACAAAGACAATCTGGATTCCCGCTGTAAAACCTGTATCCGTGGACATGCAGCATTAAGGAGACAGTTAAAAAAGCAGAATCCTCCACCTCCACCCGGTCCCTGTCCTATTTGTCAGCTTCACACTGATCAATGGGTACTAGATCATTGTCATGATACGGATTCTTTTAGGGGATACATTTGTTCCTCCTGCAATTTAGGTATAGGTTGCTTGCATGATTCTCCAGTGATGGTGAAGCGAGCTCTTAATTACCTTCTCAATTCCACTCAGCCAACTAATGCAAACTAAACTTTTAATTGATGCAGACTTTTTCTGGTATCGAGCAGCATCAGCGGCAGAAGATGAGCATGAATACAATCCTGATCTGACTGTCATTGTTGGTGACTTTAAACGGGGCAAGCAGATCGTTAAACAAGAGCTAAACAAGCTCACAACAAGGTTTGACTCAAATGATCTGATCCTTTATTTCACTGATACTAAAAACTTCAGGAAAGAGATTGATCCTAACTACAAAGGAAACAGAACAAAAAGAAAGCCTTGTGGTTATCTCAAGCTTAAAAACTGGGGGATGGAAACTTATCCATCACAAGTTGTCCCAAACTTAGAAGC